ATAGATTACAAACAGCATATGAAAATCTACCAAAGTGGATGCAACAGGGTATCATCTCTTGGAACAAAGGTTCTCTTGAACTTGAGAATGGAAGTAAAATCTTGGCTGCTTCTACTTCTGCTTCTGCGGTTCGTGGTATGTCATTCAACATCCTATTTTTGGACGAATTTGCGTTCGTTCCAAATCATATTGCAGATTCATTCTTTGCGTCGGTATATCCAACGATTACTTCTGGTAAAAATACTAAAGTAATTATTGTATCTACGCCTCACGGTATGAATCACTTCTACCGTATGTGGCACGATGCGGAGAAGGGAAAAAACGAATATGTCTATACAGATGTTCATTGGAGTGAAGTTCCTGGAAGAGACGAAGAGTGGAAAAAGCAGACAATCGCAAACACTTCAGAACAACAGTTTAAAGTTGAGTTTGAGTGTGAGTTTCTTGGATCTGTTGATACTCTTATTGCACCATCAAAGTTAAGGAATCTCGTATATGATCATCCAATTAAAAAAAATGCCGGTCTTGATGTATATGATGATGTCAAAGAAAATCACGATTACGTAATTACGGTTGATGTTGCTAGGGGAGTTAGTGCAGACTATTCGGCTTTTGTTGTTGTAGATATTACAACCTTTCCTCACAGAGTAGTTGCAAAATATAGAAACAATGAAATAAAGCCAATGCTATTTCCAAATATCATTTATGAAGTAGCAAAAAATTATAATGGAGCATATATCTTGTGCGAAGTAAATGATATTGGCGACCAAGTAGCATCACTACTACATTATGATTTGGAATATCAGAACGTTTTGATGTGTTCTATGAGAGGTAGAGCTGGTCAAATTGTTGGTCAGGGTTTTTCTGGAAAGAAAACTCAACTTGGAGTGAAGATGTCCAAAACTGTTAAAAAGGTTGGGTCGTTGAATCTCAAGACTATGATAGAGGAGGATAAGTTATTATTCAATGACTACGAAATTATTTCAGAATTAACTACTTTTGTTCAAAAGCACAACTCATTTGAGGCGGAAGAGGGTTGTAATGATGATTTGGCAATGTGTTTAGTAATTTATGCTTGGCTAGTTGCACAGGATTACTTTAAAGAACTGACAGATCAAGATATCAGAAAAAGACTTTATGAGGAACAAAAAAATCAAATAGAGCAGGATATGTCACCCTTTGGGTTTATATCTGATGGATTTGAAGAAGATAGCTTTGTTGATTCCGATGGTGATAGATGGTTTACAGATGAATATGGAGATAGATCATATATGTGGGAATATATGTGATGGACATAGATAAACAAATAAGACTGGGACATTTATTACTTAATGATAGAAGATGTAGAACTTGTGGGGAAATTAAAAATTTAATAGAAAGTTTCTATAGAACGCATAAAGAAAGAGGTCCAGTAGCTTCTTCATATTCTTATGAGTGTAAAGATTGTACTAAAAAAAGAATTGTATTGAGTAGAATTACTCACGTTATTTTTGATAAGTGGGAATATCCTGACTGGTGAGTAGTTCACGTCATGTTTCCCCCATGAAAAATAGCATTTTAATAAATATTTTTTAGATAAACTGAGACTTACGGAGAAAAACATGGCGACTCCTCAATTATCTCCAGGCGTACTTGTCAGGGAGGTTGATCTAACAGTAGGAAGAGCTGATAATGTTTTAGATAACATTGGAGCTATTGCAGGTCCATTTTCTATTGGTCCTGTAGAAGAAGTTATTGATATATCAACAGAGCAGGACTTGATTAACACATTTGGAAAACCACTCTCAACTGATGCCCAGTATGAATATTGGATGAGTGCATCCTCATTCCTATCTTATGGTGGAATTCTCAAAGTAGTAAGAGTAGACGACAATAACTTAAAGAATGCTAGAGTTGGATATAACACTACTGCATCAGTAGATATTAAAAATTTTGATGATTATAATAATCAAGAAACTGGAAGTTATCACTTTGCAGCGAAAACTCCAGGAACTTGGGCAAATAATCTTAAGGTCTGTGTAATTGATGATAAAGCAGACCAAATTGTTGGAATTAACACAACTAATCTAGGATCTATAGGAGCACAAATTGGTTATGGCGTCACTGTTGCATTGAATGGTATTACAGTAGCAGGTGTTGGAGAAACTTCACTATTCTCCGGATATCTTAAAGGAATAATAACAGGTGTTTCTACAGACACCACAAATGGGAATAGCACAATTGATGTAAAGATTGTATCGAGAGTTTCTTCTGGTGGAACAGAAACCCAGATAACTTATGCACCAGGAACTAGAACATCTCAAATCCAATCTTCCGATACAATTACATTTGTAAATAACTCGGGAATCAATACAGGGTCATCCTCATCTGCGGTTTCAGTTTTAGACTGGTACGATCAACAAACTTTGGGTCTAACAAACTCAGTTCTTTACTGGAAGTCTATTGCACCAAAACCAGTAACTAATCAGTATACTCTTTCCAGAAACGGAAAAAATGATGCGCTAAACATTGTAGTCATTGACGATACTGGTGCGATAACAGGCGTTCAGGGTAATGTGTTAGAAAAGCACACTTCAATTTCAAAAGCAACTGATTCTGTATCTGGAGTCAATTCACCAACAAAGACATGGTATAGAAATTACCTTGCAAACTTCTCAAATTATGTTTACTCGGGAACTAACTATTACACCTCGGAGGATACTTTAAACTCAGTAAATCCAGTAGCTACTGGATTTACAACTTATTCTGGTGTAGTGGCTGATTCATTTATTCCAATTTCACTTTCAAATGGTGGATGGAATAAAGAATCTCAAGGAACTACATTTAATGCAATTGGTAATGTAACATTTACATTATCAGATGGAACAGATTATAGTGGAGACGGTGCTAAGGCAACTCTTGGTTCACTTTCTACAGCATATGATTTATTCCTAAATCCAGATGAAGTTGAAGTTGATTATTTAATCATGGGACCTGGATTAGATTCCAAAGAAGATTCTCAGGCAAAAGCAAATAAACTTATTTCTATTGCCGAAAATCGTAAAGATTGTGTCGCTGTTGTATCACCATACAGAGGTGGAGTTGTAAATATTACAAATACTACAACACAAACAAATAATATTATCGATTTCTTCTCACCATTATCATCTTCATCATATGCAATATTTGATAGTGGATACAAGTATACCTATGACAGATTCAACAATCTGTTTAGATATATTCCTTGTAACGCAGACATCGCTGGATTGATGTCAAGAACAAATATCACTGGTTATCCATGGTTCTCTCCTGCAGGTCAGCAAAGAGGTGTTCTTAATAATGCAATTAAACTTGCATACAATCCAACCAAAGATCAAAGAGATCTTCTTTATAAGTCAAGAATTAATCCAGTCATAAATCAGTCTGGAATTGGAATTCTCCTGTTTGGAGACAAAACCGCACTCACATATGCATCTGCATTTGATAGAATTAACGTTCGTAGACTGTTCTTGACTGTAGAACAAGCTCTTAAGAGAGCAGCTGAAGCTCAATTATTTGAATTGAATAGTCAAACTACAAGAGCAAACTTTACAAATATTGTTGAACCATATCTAAGAGATGTTCAGTCTAAGAATGGTGTTTATGATTTCTTAGTTGTTTGTGATGAAACAAATAACACTCCAGATGTAATTGACAACAACGAATTCCGTGCTGACATCTTCTTGAAACCAACCAGATCAATTAATTACATTACTCTTACATTCGTTGCCACCAGAACTGGAATTTCTTTTGAAGAAGTTGCTGGTAGAGTTTGATCATTTTATCTCATAATTAATTAAACACGGAGGTTTAAAAAAATGTCTACACTCAGAACAATCACTGGATTCAAAGAAAGACTAGCTGGTGGTGGCGCAAGACCCAATCTATTTGAAGTAGAAATTCCAACATTCCCCGCATCACTTACTCAGTTTTGGGGAACTGGTGCTGGACAAGAAGTAGAAACCTTTAAGTTTCTCTGCAAATCTGCAGCGCTTCCTGCATCAAACATTTCTCCAATTGAGATTCCTTTTAGAGGAAGAACTCTAAAAGTTGCTGGAGACAGAACATTTGATGTATGGACTGTTTCTGTCATCAATGATGAAGATTTCAAACTTAGAACTGCTTTTGAGAGATGGATGAATTCCATAAGCAAATTGGATAATGCAACTGGAGCAACTAATCCAACATCATATATGACAGATGCTTATGTCCACCAACTTGGAAGAGGTGCTGGAACTATTAATTCATCCAATAACTCAGATGCAGTTAATGGTGCTGGTATTACCCCACTAAGAAGTTATAAATTTTATGATATTTTTCCAACTAATGTTGGTGCTATTGATTTGTCATATGATTCCAGTGATACTATTGAAGAATATACTGTAGAATTCCAAGTTCAATATTGGACTGCAGGAGAAGGTTCTGATAATGGAAGAGATTCAACTGGTGTTATTGTTTCCTAATAAATAGGTCAGGTAAATAAAGCAAAATATATCATAATGGCAAAGTTATTTGGTTTCTCAATTGAAGATACTGAACCACTATCACCAAATGCGGTTTCCCCCGTTCCTCCTAACAATGAGGACGGGGTTGACCATTATTTGACTAGTGGTTTTTTTGGTTCTTATGTAGATATTGAAGGTGTTTATAAGACAGAGTTTGACTTAATTAAAAGATATCGAGAAATGTCACTTCATCCAGAATGTGATAGTGCCATTGAAGATATTGTAAATGAGGCGATTGTTTCTGATTCTAATGATAGTCCTGTACAAATTGAACTATCAAATTTAAATGCTAGTGACGGCATTAAAACAAAAATAAGAAGAGAGTTTAAATATATTCTAGAACTTTTAGATTTTGATAAAAAATCTCATGAAATCTATAGGAATTGGTACATTGATGGTAGATTATATTATCATAAAGTAGTGGATTTAAAAAATCCACATGATGGAATTCAAGAACTTCGTTATATTGACGCAATGAAAATGCGTTACGTCAGACAACAGAAGAAAAAGAATAAGGATAATTACAGATTATCTAATTCAAATAATGATAATCCTATGGATTATGAGTTTCCAGAAATTGAGGAATATTTTGTTTATAACCCAAAGATGAATTATCCAACCACAAATCCATCTTCTTTGGGGGGAACTGGTGGGATTAAGATGACAAGAGATTCTGTTACTTATTGTACATCAGGTCTTGTTGATAGAAATAAGGGTTCATCTCTTTCATATTTACACAAAGCAATCAAGTCTCTCAATCAACTTCGTATGATTGAAGACAGTCTTGTTATCTATAGATTATCTCGCGCTCCTGAGCGTAGAATTTTCTATATTGACGTTGGTAATTTACCAAAAGTAAAGGCAGAACAATATCTTCGTGATGTGATGATGCGATATCGTAACAAACTTGTTTATGATGCATCAACTGGAGAAATTCGTGATGATAAGAAATTTATGAGTATGCTTGAGGATTTCTGGTTACCTCGCCGTGAAGGTGGTAGGGGAACAGAAATTTCAACACTTCCAGGTGGTCAAAATCTAGGAGAAATCACTGATATTGAATACTTCAAGAAAAAACTATATCGTTCACTTAATGTTCCACCATCAAGAATGGATGGTGAAGGTGGATTTAATTTAGGTCGATCTTCCGAAATTCTCAGAGATGAAGTTAAATTTAGTAAGTTTGTTGCTCGCTTAAGAAAAAGATTTTCATACATGTTCAATGATATGTTGAAAACTCAGCTAATTCTTAAAAATATTATTACTCCAGAAGATTGGCAATTGATGGAGGAGCATATTCAATATGACTTCCTATATGATAACCATTTTGCCGAACTTAAAGAAGCAGAACTTCTCAATGAAAGACTTTCTATGGTTCAAACTGCAGAACCATATGTTGGAAAATATTTCTCGCAGGATTATTTGAGAAGAAAAATTCTTCGCCAAACTGACCAAGAAATTCTTGAAGAAGATAAGTTAATTAAGAGAGAAATTGAAAAGGGTATTATTCCCGACCCAAGCATTCCAGTAGATCCAAATACGGGAATGCCATTAGACCAACAACAAATGGATTTGGGTCAACCAGTTGTAGAACCAGAAGTTGATTCTTCGACAATGAACACAAATGCAACTGCTGCTGAAATTGATGCAGGACCAATGAAAATGCCTAAGGGGGGCATGATATAAATACAAGAGATTATAAGTTGAATTAAAGCAATGGATGAACTCATGGACATGATTATCGCTGACGAATCTCCATCACAGATTAGCGATAAAATTAAAGATATTCTTTTTGCAAAATCTGCAGAAAAAATTGATGGACTTCGCCCAGGAGTAGCGGCAAATTTATTTGGGGAAGATCAATTAGATTCCTCAGATGAGATTGAAGATTCTGAAGAATGATACATATAATAAATAACTATTAAGTATTATACAATAGAGATGCAAAGGACAAAAATAATTGAATCTGAAGTGAGCACGGCAACTTCTGCCGGCACAGCAACTAGCATTGGTAGTGCAACTTGCGTAAGACTTCATAATAATACTGGAGGAATTGCAACTGTTGGGGTTTCGACTTTAGTTGGAGCCGCAACAACAGCATATTTTAGTATGCCTGCGAATAGCGTTGAATTTTTGGAAAAACTACCAACTGATGTTATTTGGTCATCTACTGAAATCAAAGTAGCAAAAGTAGGACTTACAAACTAAAAAAATGAAACTAATCAGAGAAGAAATTGAAAAGGTAGAAGTTCTTACCGAAAATGTAAATGGTAAGAAGAATCTTTTCATCAAAGGAGTTTTCCTTCAAGCAGAACAGGTAAACAGAAACGGTAGAATGTACCGTATGCCTGTTATGGAAAGAGAGGTAAAGCGTTACACCGAACAGTATGTCAATAAAGG